AGCTCGAAACCCCGCCGTTTTGAAAGCATAGAAAGCTACAAACACAATTGCGCTAAGTTGATTTTAAAGAACTGGATAAACCATAACCCCGGACTTATAAACGCAAAAGAAGTAATTAAAATTAAAGTAGAAGAACAATTTTGCGACGGTGGCATGATTATTTTCGTGCCTGATTTAACAGTTTATGACCGTAACGGGGTATCATTCTTTATTGAAGTATGCCATAAAAGCCCGTTAACTGAGTGGAAATGTGAAAAGATTGAAACTTATTGCAATCTACATAACTGGAAAAATATAAGTATTATCGAAGTAGATTCAGACTGGATTTTAAACCAAATAAAAGAGCCTGAAAGTTTAAGAATTAAACAAATGTATGTGATATGAAAAAATACTTTAGCGATATAGATGAATGCTGCTATCCACTAAGCCATTACAAAGAATACATGGCAGAAAACAATATCAAAGAATTAAAACTTTTTGAGGCTAAAATGGAAGTGGGCAACGAGTATTTTTATTGTCGTGAATTTTTCGAGATTGGACAAGTCGGTGAAAGTTGCGGTAAAGTTTGCGATGAATACGCACCGCGCAACGGCAAGAATGGAAGGTGTATACACTCTGCAAATATATACGAACAAACAGAAATAGTAAAAATTTTAAAACTATGATTAAAGCTAAAAACATTAAAACAATAACCGACGCACAAAGATATTGCGAGGGTGTTATTAACGACTTTGAAGCTGGTATAAGCACTAAAGAAGAAACCATGAAGTATTTAGAGGAATATACAACCGCACTCATGCAACTATTTTTGAAAAATTATAAAGCAAATTATAAACCATGATAAATATCATTGTTTACCTAAAATAACCATGGTACTTTAGTTGAACAAATTAAAACTTACGATTATGAAAGAAGTAGCAAAAATTGGTTGTATTACAATCTTCGCCAAAGAAACAAATGGAACATATTACTATAGTTTGGCAGATGAAGATAAAAAAGAGTTTTTCACTTTAATATCTACATTTAACGAAGCTATAAGAAAAGCCTGTGATTATTTGAATTTAATAACTTACACAAAAAGTTAACCCGCTGAGTTCCCGTAAGTCTTACGGGTTACCGCCCCGCTATGAAAGTAGCGGGGTTGTGGTGGTGAGAATAAGTTAGTTTTTACTAACAAAGTTCATTAAAAAGACTGGAGGTGCTTATGAGGCTAACGGGTAATACCTGCCTTACACATTAAATCAAATAATTAACCAGGCTCTGCAATAGCAACCTGGTTTTTGTAGTAGAAACACTTTAAAACATAAAAACATGAATTACTATAGACTTTACAAAGACACGCTTCTGCCAGCTTTAAACCTTGAGCAACTTGAAGAGCAGAAAAGACTGTTTGAAAAAAACATGAAGCATGCAAATCACCCGACAGATGTTAAAATCCTTCGCGCAATAAAAGATCGGATTTATGCTTTAACTCCTGTTAAAGAATTTCAGTTACAATGCCCGATTTGTGAAAGTTACAGAGTTGATTTATATTTCATTGATGATGATAACCAACCGACAGAGGATAAAGGTTATATATGTAATCATCAGTGTCGTTGCGGTTCTTGTGGTTATGATTCTGAACGCAGTTCATTTGATGATAAAATGCGATCTGATGTTTGGGAAATGTTAACGGGTATTTTTAAGAGCAATTGACTTGAACGGTGGCAATAAGAAACGAAAGGGATTAGAAACCACTTCGCTTGAATTACAGATAATACCCTTTTGTTTTTTATTGCGTGTTATGCAATCGGCTTTTTACTAAACTTTTAAAATACAATTATATGGGATTAAATATTTCTAAAGGCAATATGTATGAGTTTATTACTCACACGTGGAATACTATTAAAGGCGAATGTTACCATGATTGCAGTTATTGCTATATGAAACGCTGGGGCAAATTAAACCCTGTGCGATTTGATGAAAAGGAGTTGAAAACAGACTTAGGAACTGGTAATTTTATTTTTGTTGGCAGTAGTTGCGATATGTTTGCTGAAAACATACCCGATGAATGGATTAAAAAGACTTTGAAACACATGGAAAAGTTTGATAGTAAATACTTATTGCAAACTAAAAACCCTCAGAGGGTATTGGATTACATTGATGCCTGTGTTATTACTGATAAATGTATTGTTTGCACTACGATTGAAAGCGATTCTTTTTACCCTGAAATAATGAAAAATTCGCCACAACCGATGCAAAGAAGTATTGCAATGCAGGAACTAAGCGAAGTAATTGACACTTATGTAACTATTGAACCTATTTTGGAATTTAACTTAGAACACATGGCTACAATGATTAAGCGATGCAATCCTAAACAGGTAAATATTGGAGCTGATAGTGGACGGAACAACCTTATAGAACCAACAAAAGAAAAGGTTTTACAATTAGTTTCAGAGTTGCAAAAGTTCACTACTATTCACAATAAATCGAACTTGCAGAGGCTTCTTTAAGCTGTTGCATAACGTTTCGTGTATGGGTAGTGTGGGATTACGAAGCACTACTCTATCAAATTACAAATAACTTAAATACGAGATACAATGATTAAACAACAACAAACCCCCACATTACCTATACACGGTGTTATGCACAGGTTTTCTTATCGTTGGACTTTAAAAGATGCCAACTTTACAAAGGATAAAGGTAAAGTATTTAGTTGTTTTGCTTGTGGTGGTGGTTCAACTATGGGTTATAAACTTGCAGGCTTTGATGTGATAGGATGCAATGAAATTGACCCTAAAATGATGGATGCGTACAAAGCAAACCACAACCCAAAATATGCTTTTTTAGAACCGATACAAACGTTTAAAATGCGTGAAGATTTGCCACAAGAACTTTATGAACTTGATATTTTGGACGGTTCACCACCTTGCAGCAGTTTTTCAATGGCTGGAAACAGAGAAAAAGACTGGGGAAAAGATAAAGTTTTTAGAGAAGGGCAAGCAATGCAGGTTTTAGATACTTTGTTTTTTGATTTTATTGATTTGGCAAAAAAGTTACAGCCTAAAGTTGTGGTTGCTGAAAATGTAAAAGGCTTACTTTTAGGCGATGCAATACAGTATGTAAGGCAAATATACCGTGAATTTGATTTGGCTGGTTATTATTGTCAACATTGGCTTTTAGATGCTTCAAAAATGGGTGTACCGCAAAGGCGTGAAAGAGTATTTTTTATTGCACTTCGTAAAGATTTGGCAAAGCTATTTTTAAAACAAATGAACTTGTTTGATATTTTACCAGAAATAAAGTTGGAATTTAATGAGCCTGAAATATTATTTGAAGAAATTGAGGATTTAAACGCAATAACTGGAGATACAAAAATGTACCCTTCATTATTAGAAATGTGGAATAGAACTGAAATTGGTGAAGAAATGATTAGAACAACCGGTACCAAAGCAATTTCACATTATAAAATTGACCCTAAAAAAGTAATGAATACAATAATTGCAAGTGAAAGTGCAGGGACTTTTCATTGGAAAATACCCAGGACTTTAACAAAAGAGGAAAACTGCAAAGGCGGTTCATATCCTTTAGATTATGATTTTTGTGGAACATACTCAAAATATTTAGTTGGGATGTCAGTTCCGCCAGTAATGACAGCAAACATAGCGACTGAAATTTATTCGCAATGGCTCTCAAAGTTGGCACGGTCTTAAACTTGTGCATAACATGTGTATATCCCCACCTTTTTATAAGGTACAATAAATCAATTAATTAAACCATCTATTTAACAAACTAATTATAAAGGTTTATAAACGGATATGAAAACAAAAAGAATGATTAAATACACAGCTTTGTTTATCGCTCTATTGCTTTTATGTTTTATTTTAGCTAAATTTGGGTTATTCATTTATAAATGTTTGAATAATGGATTTTAAATCAGAATTAGAATGTATTGAATGGGTACGTAATCATACAGCTTGGGCTATTAAGCCAACTAAAAAAGCCAAAACAATGCTAGTCGCTCCATTCATAAGTAACCATGCTTTTGATGTAGTTACTCAGCGTTTAGGCGAAGAATTCTGGAAACTACAAAATGAAAGTGTTTTACCGGTGAAGTGCTGATCATCTATTATTTTCCTTATACGTGTACAAATACCGAAATATGTTTCATAACCTTCTTTATTTGAATAGTTTGAAAAAGTATCAGGGTCAATATTTAGATAATTTGAAAGCCCCTCAATCGAATAAGCTCTTTGTAGTGGCATCTCAACTGTTTGTTTTAAAAAGGCCTTAATCATTGCAGGCTTCATTGTTTTCATCATTTGAGCATCGAGCTTTTGAGGTAGCTTTGTTTGCTCAACTTTTAAAATAGGGTTATCATCGCACCATTGGAAGTAATTACAAGCTCCATCCCATAATTGAGTAGGTGTATATTTTTTAGGGTTTAATGGATTACCCCATAAAGGGTGGCCTTTAGGAGCAGGGCACATATTATTTATTATTTATTCGTGGTCTTTTTACTTTCGGTTGCTCAGGTTCTTTATCTTCTTTCGGTATATTGTTGGCATAAACAATATCCAACTTATTAACCATGTCAATTAAATTCTTTGCAGCCCCTCCGCAACTTCTACATTCTGGAATAGGTCTGTTAGTTCCAAAGATTGTATTAAAGGTTTTGGTTATGTAAATAATGTCGCTGTTTTCTATTTTGCCGCTGGAGCTTTGGCCGCTTATGGTAAACTTTCGATTGTAGTAAAATTCTGAATAGCTTTGTAATTCTTCAGTGGTCATGCACCGGGGCTTTAATTTATAGGCAAATATTCTGTTTAAATATTCCTTCCTTTCATCGCATCCACAATCAATGTTCATTTTATCAATCAATCCCTTTAAGCCGATTGCCATTGTTATTTTTTCAATCGTGTCTCCAAATCCTATGCTTTTCATGTTTTTATGTTTTAGTCTTTTATTTTGGTATTCGTTTATTCTGTCTTTTAAAACTGCTTTCCGGGCTTTCTTTATAGTTCTGAACGAATATGAATAATCAATATTATACTTCTCCTGAATGTCCCTCAATGAATAGTCGTAGCTTAACTCAAGCAGTTCTTTTTCTTTGTATGGTAACTGGTTAAACCTTTTAATAAGTTCGTTTTCTTCATCGTTGCATTCAAATATTTCATTTTCTACTTCTTCAATCCTTAGTTCATTAACGCAAATTAGCTTATTTGTCTTTTTATAGTTCAAATAAATTGATTTCATTGTAAGAACTATGTAGTATTCATTAACCGGCTGCCCCCTGTTATTATCGAACCTTCGTAAATACATTTCATTTACAATGTCATCGGCTAAGTTGCTGTCGCCTCTTGTTATCTTTTTAGCGATTTCCCTCCATTTTGTATCATGCTTAGCTAACTCATTCAACATGGATACAAATATACATATTTTTACTAAATATAAAACTATTGATAATAAATATGTTAGTCTACTTTCTCCACCGGTAAAACACTTTCATTTTGTAGTTTCCAGAATTCTTCGCCTAAACGCTGAGTAACTACATCAAAAGCATGGTTACTTATGAATGGAGCGACTAGCATTGTTTTGGCTTT